ATAGGAGGAAATTTTCTCGATGGGTTGCTGCTGAGTGGTGGTTGTGATCTCGTTGCTCATGGCTTACCCTCCCAATCCCATCGTACGGAGGTCGTTGCGTTCCTTATCCCACGCGGCCGAGTCGTCTTGGAAGTAAGTACCATGTACCGGGCATCCGCTGTTGTCACCAACGTATTCGTAACAGCAACATTGAGGTTCGGCGGTTTTCTTTTCGTCTTCGTCAAGTTCACGCTCTGCTTGCTCTGCACGGACTCGCGCCTCGAATGCATCGAGGTCATTATGATATTGGATTGAGTTCTGATAGTATGACATTTTATTGTTTCTCCTTAGTCATTTTATACACCAAAACAAGCCCTAGAAACATTGCAGTTTTGAATTTTTGAAAACTGCAATTATTCTATGCGAACAGCGCTTTACACCTGCAACAACCAAATTAATTCCCATGAAGGGCTTTTGCCGTCAAGTGACGCAATAAACTTGAATCCGTTCCTCGATAGAATGCGCTCCCATGAAGCCCGCTCTAAATGCCATTCGACCTGACCGGTCCCGCCTGTGGTCCGCCGCCAGCCTTCCTCTTTTGAGGATGAATAAGCGAGGCAGTTCGGGACCTCGACATACAACAGTCCGCCGGGAGATAGGTGGTCTGCTACCTTGCTGATGTCGCTCAAATCCTCGAAGTGTTCATAAACGCCCATCATGGTGATGACGTTCACGCGCGGCATTTCCTCGATTGATTCAGCGAACTTCGCGCCGGGAAGTTTCTTCCTTGCGATTTCAAGCGCCACGCCTGAAATATCCACGCCAAAAAACTCTGTGTCGGGCCACTTATTCGCAAAGTATCGGAGCGTATGCCCATTCCCGCAGCCAAAATCAAGCATTGAGGCAACCTCGGTCACGTGCTGGTTTATCGCGTTGAACGCAAAGGCGTCGCGGGCGTCGCTGGTCCACTTGGTGGGGTTCTCTTTATAGATTTTATTGTAGAAGTTCTGCATGTTTTTTCTCCATTTTTGGGGTTTTCTTTCTACCATAGAACGCGATAAAACTTTCCAGAACGTGGCGCGTTCTGTAGAACGTTCTACAGAACGCCAACTAAAACGTTATCTGACCTACGCCTTTTTCAGACTTCCATTTTGTCGTAAGCGTTGAAACGTACCCTTTACTTTTGTCGTGGTCAAGTTTCAATTGTGCTGTAATTTCTTTTGGCGAAAGAACCCTTCCGCTTTTTGAATATTCAGCGTTGAGCATGGCAGTAATCTTATCAGCGTAATCGCTTGCATGCTTCGGCTTATATTCCTTCGGCTTCGCCTGTTGGTTTCCGTGGCGCTTTTCCTCGCGCTCTTCAAGCATTTCTTTGTACTGTGAGCGAATGGAAACAAGAACGCCGGAAGGAAAAGAAAGCAGACTGAATAAACCAATTGCCCAAATGATGATCGCTCCGCGTGTCCCATTGTAGGCTTCAAGTAAGACATTTACTGTCATCACAACGACGATATAAAAAACATAGACTGTAGCAGCCAAAAGAAACGGGGCTTTGTTCTGACTCGCTTTATATTTTTGGTTATGACGGTAAAAGCGGATCGCGGTTGAAACGGAAGTAATACCCAAAACTTCAACCACAAAAGCAGAAACAGCCGCGACCCACGAAGGGAAATTCATTAAATCCCGTGTATGATAGAACGTCAAATACGCAGGAATAACCGGGACGAAGTAGGGAACGACAGCCCCAAGAAAATCAAGGAATGATCGCTCTGCGCTATTGATTGTATTTGATAGCCATTCAAACATTTTAGCCTCCGAACAAAATACCCCTGCCGAAACGGGATGAGCGTTTCAACAGGGGGTAGGGTTATTATATACGGTCTACTCATCCTAGACTAGTCTATTATACGACTTTTATTCTTCTTTGTCTGAATCCCAATACCTAAATACATCAGGATTGCCTTGATCATCAAAATGATATACCGTCATTCTTCGGTTTTTGCGAACAGGCAAACCAAACATTCCAAAAAAAATCCATTTCAACCATGCAATCATAATGCCCTCGCAAAAATCATGTCAAGTTTCGACGGATTCGAGTGGTTGATTATCTTCCTGCCGGCGCGGGTGTAAATGTTCTGCGCGAGTTGAAAATGCCAGCGCATCATTTCCATGCGGGCGGGAGTGGTCTTGACGCCCAGGCGGTAATCAGGTCGGTAATGCTCCCATTCGGGAGAGTGATCCACGCCGTAAAGGTGGACTTCCTCATAGCCGAGATAGTAGGCACATTTCAACGCGACGTAAGCCGCCGTCATGCCCGATAGGAACTTTTCAGCCTTGAACGCGCTTGTGTCCTTTGCAACCAGTTTTATGTTTGGAAAGTCGTACAGGCTATTGATTCCCAAAAGCAATTCAGAGAGAAACGCAAGCCGGGCGTTGCCGATGTAGGAGCGGATGTCGTCCGGGTGTTTGCTGATGATCTCATTGTCCACACAGACATAATACTCCGGGAAAAATCCAGCGTAATTCATGCCGAAAGTCATCCCTGATGTCCAAACTTCGGCGGGCACGTCGTTATGGCTGGGTCCGTTGCCGATGATGTAACAGGTCCTTGTCATTTCAAATCCTCCCGAACCATTTCAAGACATCTTCGCTGCTGTATGCAATTATCAGAGTTTCGGGAAATGGTTCGGCATCCCAATACTCTTGTTCGTCAACTGTCAAACCAGCGCCGGGCATTTTCACTTCCACGCGCAAAGTTTGAATTAGGCATTTGTCATTCCTGCCAGTCACAACCAAGTCATACAGTTTTTTGAGTTGTGCGACAATATCCACTCGAAAACCAAAGGCGCGTAATTCCCTAACAATCTGTGGCTGATTCGCGTCAACCTTTCCACCGGATGGGGGGCGTTTATGACTCATTGGACAACTCCCTTTCAGCCCTCAACGTGCTTTGCAAGGCTGAAACTGCGTGCTTGATCGCGTCGTATTCGCCGTCAAGTTTTGCGCGGATCGCTGTCAACTCTGGCAGACTCGCATCCGCCTTGTCAGTCAGTTTCACGCGGTAATACTCAGCGGATGCCGCCGCCGCACGGTAGCCGATGTCCAACATTTGCGCTGCGAGTTTGTCAATCAGTTCGATTTTGTTTTGCGTCGCGCATGTGATAAATTCGTTGACCGACATTTCTTGTATAGGTGTGTTCATGGCTTCCTCACAACTCTGACAGACCGATGAATGACAACCGCGCCATCCTGCTTGACGTGGTAGACCGGGACCGGGTTGCAGGGTTCGCCCTTCGAGGATGTAATCCAGCTTTGAGCGAAAACGCGGTACAAAATTCCCTGAATTGCGAAAAATAGTTGTTTCATTTGGTCAACCTTTCTGTAAGTTGTTTCATTTGGTCAACAGGCGCAAGCATCCGCCCGCCGTTTGTCTCGATATATCCGCGCACTTCCGGCAAAAGAAGGTTTTCGGTTTTCGCCCTGTCTTGTAGTTGCTCGTAACATTGTATAAACCGCGCCCTGTCCGCCGTCTGGTCCTCGCTCATTCGCAGATTTCTCCAACCAATAGCCTTTACTGTCTTTTCGACTAATGGGTGAGACCATACCGGAGTACCATAATCACCGCCGTTTTCGTTGATCTGCTTTCCGACTTCCTGCCAAGCTTCATAGGATGACGGTATATTCGTAGCCATGCCGCGAAGTTTTCCAACCGCACCGCGAATCTCCCCGGTAGATGGTGCGAATGCCCGCCCTGGTTCGGTTCGGCACATTTTGACGGCGGCTTCGAGGGTTTCCGGGTCAATGTCGGATAAATCTTCCAAATAGACCTGAACGGTGTAAGCTGTGACTTTCCAGTTAGGGAATGCCGCTGACAGTTTCGCAATAATGATCTCGATGTCGTGTTTAGTTGCCATGTTGCATCGCCTCAAATTGTCGGATTGCCTCGAATGCCGCAGGCTCGTTGACTGGCTGTTTCTTTGCCTGTTGTGGTTTCATAGCTTCCTGATTTCCCTGTGCTTTCCAGCGGGCAAGGATTGCCAAGACGTACTTCCAGCCGCGTTTGTTTTGGGTCGCCGCTTCGTGGATTGCGTCAAGAGTCCATTGGACTGGATACGCCATGGAAGCCTCACGGAGTTCATCCGCTATCATGGGGGTTATGATTCCGATTTCCGCTGAGTAGGCTTTTGAAATCGCGGAGAGCGCGGCCTCATCCTCATTTTTCTTTGTATCTTTCTTAGATTCTTTCTTAGTGTCAAAATTTTTGACAGGTGGTTGTAAAGATTTTTGACAGGTAGCTGTCAAATTTATTGACAGGTTCGCCCGTCCTGTGTCCCTGTATTGGTGAGGCATTCCGAGCAAATCAGGCGTCAAATCTTCCATGTAACCAGTCTCAACCAGCTTTTCAATGTGCTTATTGATTGACTGGCGAGATACTCCTAACTCATCCGCAATCCGATCTTGAGATGCTTTACATACACCGTCCGACATTTGGCAATAACGCCACATCTTACCGAATACTAGAGCAGTAAACGCTCCGAGTTGTGGAATCATACCGTCAATTACTGGCGTGAATCCGTCTACCTGTGCAAGTATTGTTTTGCTCATAATCCTCCTTTTCTGGTTTGTGGTGGCTCGCGTATTGTCCTAAATGCGCTAAATCGTACCTTGTTCTATTTTTAGACGCCCGTAACCACAATGCACATCTACTTTTATCATGCGCTTTTATGAAATAAAAGTACCAAATGTCATAAAAAAGATGTGACATTTGGTACTTGACAATCGCTATTTTGCGTGATTCTATTTTATGGGCTGCGCGTCCCGAATATCATCCCAAGGATTGCCGCAAGGACAACCCCAAAAGAATTCAAAACAGACCATCCATTCACGCGATTCGATAAAGAATTGAAGTCGTCCCCCAGATTGCTGATTTGCGTATCATGGCGCGATTGAAGGACCCGGTAATCTGCTATCCCATTTGTGAGGACGCGCATTTCTGAGCGCATGGCGGTCATTTCCTGAGTCATCGTCAAGATTTGCTGAGATAGGACAGCAAGCGTTACTTTGTTGTTTTCTTCATCTGCCATGATTTTCACCTGTATTTTTTGATTTGTTCGTTCGTCATCAATGCGTTTTCAATTGTCCACTTCTTTGGCTTGCAGGGGAGTAGCTTGACCTTCTCAATATCTATCCACAGTTCGGTGTAAGCCACACGTGGAAGATATTCAATCACTCCCCCAGAAGGCAGAAACACGCCGCCCGATTCATTCACGCAGGTCACAGCCCGGTACATTTCCGGGTAGGTGTCTTGATTATAAACCGAAGAGTCTGGAATTGCACCATCATACTTGAATGATTTCATGCGGAGCCGGCTGTTTCGCATGATGTCCCATGCGAAAAGAGCGCCGCCAAAGTCCTGAGATAATGCGCTTACTGGCTTTGACGTGTCTATTGGTCCGCCAACTCCGCCGTTTATAAAGATGTCTGCCTCAAACTCAAATAAACGCTTCACAGCGTCAGGGTTTTTGATATTGATTTCTTCACAATGGGGAAACCAGCGATTCCACGGGATATTGTGCCCAAGGCGGGAAATGACGTCATCGCCGTTATCGTCAACCCGAATTACATCGGGGACAATCGACAGACCGACATTTCGCGGCTCGTGCAGGATGATGCCGTAATAAATCTCTGGCTTTCCATCGTCCCAATATCGCGGATGCCCGCCGTTGACAACCATGCGCTTTTTTGTCATTCAACCCTGACCCACGTCTCAGTGGTGACGTACTCAACGCCGTTCCAAGTCTGAATAATTGCAACCTGCTTCTCAAAAACAGGGGAAGGGGGTTCGGTCACTGGCTCGATGTCTGCAACCGGGATATACCGATTGGTTGCGACAAGGCGACGCATAATTCCCTTGATATTTTTATCGACAATCAGGGAAATGGAATACGTCACGCCTTTGGAAACCTTACCCATATCGTTCCCTTCGAAGTTCGTGAGGTTCGTCTGCCGAATCGTTGTAAAATCCATTTTTTAGCTCCTACCCGACCTGTATGGCGGTTTTGCCGTTTACGTTGCGTAGAATCGTTCCTGGGGGCGTTCTTGGGGTCTGTGGCGCGGTTTGCAGGGGCTGTAAACCCTGCGGAAATGCCTCTTTTACCAGCTCATCCGAAAAACCAGCCATTTTCATGGCTACCGGAGCCGGCACACCTGCGCCTGTCAGGGTCGCCATTGTCGTGCCTTTTTCCTCAGTCGATTCGCCCCAGCTATCATCAACGATAAGCTGATGGTCAAAATCGCCATTATCAAATGTTCCAAGAGACTGATCAAAGATTCCGTTGAATTGACCAATGGTAAGCGCCATTTCCATCATGCGCGAAAGTGACGACAAGAAGTTGTTACGCGCTTCATTTGCCCGGTCGATTGCCGCGCCCAGTAATGTCCGCATGGCAGTTCCTGATAACTGCGCGTCGGGGGTGAGGGAATACCAGCGCAATTCGGGAAGGTCTTTTTCGATTTCTTCCATCTGCGCGTTGAGGATCGCTAAAGCATCCTGATAGTCAATATCAGGAATAAGGGAATTGAGGGTAGCCATACCCGGAAGGGAAACCAGTCGCCCAAACAAAACCTTGACAGATTCGACTACGCCGCCCAAAACGCCGGTTGTGGTTGATTCGGTCTTAATTGCCGGCGGAGGAAGCGGACGCCCCGCCGCGTCCTTGTCATTTGCGGATGCCACAAAGATAGGCTCACCAAAGGCGAAGAGTAAATCATGCAGGCGCGTGGCGATTCGGTTTGCCTCGTAAATCTTGTCGAGCGCGTGATAGACGCATGACAAGCCGCGCGCATCCCCGATATCGCGGAACTTCGTGTGTACGATGGGAATAAAATCAATGCCCAATTCCGAGAATTTGATCTCTTCCTTTGGTGTTCCAAGTTGCTTGATGGACGTTGTTGCCGTGCGAAGTGTCACCCATGAGCGATAAACCTTTTCGTCATTGTCCCAGTATTCGGTGTAAAGCGCGGGCGTTCCCTGCTGCGCTTCCACGTCCGAATTATCAATGATGGGAATGTCAATGCGGATGTAGGTCAGAAATCCGCGCGAATCCTCACCAAAGTCAGTTACAAAGAACGGGGACACATCTTCAAGATAACTCTTTTGGTCATCTCCGCGCACGCGCACGAAGGAATCGCCATAAAGCGAAAAACCTCGTAGCATTGCCGGCTTGTTGTTTCCGAGGTTGCTGTCCTTGATGATTTGCTCAATGGCTTCTTTGAGTGGCTTATTTTCTGTTTCTGCGTCGCCTTCGCCTTTGGTCGCCATGACCTCGATTTTGCGACCGGGCAACATCTTTGCCGCGAAAAACTCAACTGAGCGATTGACCACCGTTCGCAATCGGCGGGTTGTGTCATCCGCTACTACCTCAGAGTCGTTGTTGTAAAGGTCGTAAAGCGCATCATAAAGTTGTGTATAACTGTATGGAATGACAGACGGAGTCGCGTCCGGCCCTTCCTTGTTCGTGCCAGTGATGAAATCCCAAAATTGATTGAGTACGCTCATTGTTTACCTCTGCGCTGCTGCGCGGCTAATCCTTCAGCTAAATAAAAACTCAGATAATCACAAAGTTGCGAAAGTGAATCCACCTGGTCTTTATATTTCGAGTTTGGAAACAGGAATAATTCTTCCTCGAAGTTAAACATCCAATCGTTGTCTGGTCCCACCGGTGGAAGGATGACCATTCCCTTCTCGCACCATTTAGCAGCTTCGTATGCTCTTGCAATCTTGTCGCCTTTCGGGTTGAAAGGCACGACATTATCAGCCAGCTTGCTTGTCTGCTTCATGCTTTGGATTGCCTGAATGCCGCTTGATTTGTTCTCTATGATTATATCCCTAAGCATATTACCGCCAAACTTCTTGACCTGCCCCTCTACCGCGTATTGAAGCTGTGGAAACTCGATCTTGTCTCGCCAAATGTTGCGGATGAATAGTTTGTAGTCAGGCGTCAACTCACCGCAAATACCACATGTGAAGGCGGCGGTGTCCTCAATGCTCGCGGCTGTGTCCCATGAAAAGTAACGCGCCACGCAGGGCATAGACTCGCGTCGGTTTGTGAACCATTCCTTTTTGAAGATGGCGCCAAGTAGGGGAGTAGGTCGCTGTTGGAATTGACCAGCCACACCAATAGACGAAAGCGGTATTTTCAGCTTTTCCAATTCTTCCCGCCCGATCCGCTCTGGCCATAACAACTCGCCCGGCTCTGTGCGCGGATCAACAAATCCGATGGATGAATGAAAGCGGTCAACGCCTTCAAACTCCGCAGGCAATACCAATTGCTCCCACACCTCTCCGTTTGCGATGACATGCCCACAAGGGTCATCGCCATGGAGGCGTTGCATAATCATTATCTTGTGGACCGTTTTGGGGTCATTGCCGCGCATGGAAATTGAATTGTCCATCGTGAAATTAATCCGTTTACGCTCTGCCTCGCTGTTGGCTTTGCTGATTTCGAGTGGATCGTCTATCAGCAAATCGTCACCGCCTTGACCTGCAATACTTCCGCCGGTCCCGAAACAGTAACGATAACCTCCCTGCAAATTCTCAAATTGCTCCGCTCCGTCATTGCGCGGGCTTATGTCTACGTGAAAGCGTTCCTGATACCAGCGCGAACCGATCACGTCCCTGCATTTTCGGCTGTCTCTGGTTGTCAGACTTGAAGAGTAAGAGAAGCACAGAAATTTCCTGCTTGGATTTCGCGTCCATACCCAGGCGGGATAAAAGACGTTGACCAAAAGGCTCTTCATGTGGCGCGGGGGAATATTAATTATGAGATTATTCGACGGTATCCTGCCTTCATCCATCGCCTGCAAGTACTGGCAAATGGCGTGAATGTGCCAGCCATCCACAAAGATCGTCCCTTTTTCGGCATGAGGCCACGCGTCTACAACGAAATCGTAAAAACTTCGTCGTAATCGCTCCGCGTCCAGTTCTGCCAGGGTAATCATTTATTCAACGCCTTTTTCAAAAGATCCGTATATTGCGCCAATTCCTCATTTGTGAGTTTTGAAAGGTCTGGTTTTTCTTCGCTGCTCATTTCCAGTTTGTCAGGGATTTTCCCGTGTGCGCGATTCATGATGTATTCCCAATAACGAAAATCGCCTTTCAATCCTCGTTGTATGGCAACGTCAATCATGGCGTCCTCGCGGGTGTATCCTTCCTGACCTTTCGCGCCTTCCGCCATTGCATCGCGGATGCGCTCTGCTATAGTCAGACCAAGTTTTGGTCTGCCTTTCATGTTGCGATTTGGGTCAAATCCTTTCTTGAATGTCATAATTTAATATAAATAATCAACTACAAACCTAATATACACACCAGCTTCCCCACCAGTCCACCCGCCAAGTGTGGATGTTTTGAAAACATCCACACTGATTGTATTCAATGACAATCCAACCAACAGCCACCCCGAACCATTATTTATAAGTATAGCCATGTATGTCTGAATCAGCGGAGCAACAGGCAGTGTTATATTGATAGACCCGGCCGCACCTGCTGTAAGTGTTTTATTGTCGGCTGAAAACTCAAAATGACAAGTCCTACCCGATATTTTCACACCGCAAGATGTATACGACGGGAGTTTTGTCAAAGTAGGAACAAAAGCGAACCGATCTGGCCAGCCGTCTGGCTTGGCTGCATTGCTATATGATATTGCACTTGGATTTCCAACAAAAGCATAATCCGATGTCGCCAAGCATGTAATTGTAGTCACGCCCGCCCCATAAGTTGCTGACAAAACAGGTAGATATTTTGTGGTTGTGTCTGTGAATTTAAGTTTAGTGCCTTGCGTAACAATCCCGGTAATATCTTCAGCTACCGTGAAAGTTGTCGCGCCCGTTCTTGTGGGGCTTGCCCATCCTACCGGAAACCACCCGCCATTATAAACTGATGTTTTTTTTATTCCCCTTGTCTTTGGAGCGGATGGCACATCAATTGAAACTACAAAAAAATCACTATCGTTTAGCGATGTTATTTGTGTAAGCTGTGAAAGTTTTTTGTTATCTGAGTCCATGTTGCTCCTATGGGTTAGAGCGCACAACTGGCGCGCCGTGTGGAATTCCCACCGCCCTGATTATGTTTTCTGTGATTGGTATTGACGAGGATAATGTTGTATGACCTGTAGGCAATTGCCGGTCATAATACATTGCGAACCCTTGAAAAACCAAACCATCTGTGACGAGTGTCTCATCTGGCGTGCCTGAATTATAGAGAGCAACAATCTCGCTCGCAGAAAGGATTCGGTTGTAAATTCGTGGGTCAAATAATTTCCCATTCAAGCATCCACCATAAGGCGTGGATAATAGGCTACTATTTCCAATATCAAGCACTCCGCCATACTCTGATAATGCGGTCCCAACTGGAGTTGTAAACTCGGTGACTGCGACAGAAACCCCATTTATATAAATTACAGGGTCGTTTGACACAGAAGATTGATCGTAGGTTATCGCAACATGCGACCAGGCGTTAAGAGAAGGCGGATCAGCCGTCCATACCCCGCTTGTGTTGAATCCCCTAATATAGACAATTTTATTCGATGATAAATAGACAATTTCTCCTCCCGATGGTGAGGCTATTGATATGATCGTATCACCATCACCGCCAACACTATATGTGTCTGGATAAATCCAAAATGAGAATGATCGTTGTGTAAGGTTAATAACATGGGGCAGAGTGCCATATCCAATAGCGTCTGTCGCGGTTGTCCCGGCAAACTCAATCGTGACAGGAACCAAACCACCACTTGAAAAGCTATCATTTTGTTTGACACCATATTCGACATTGATAATCCCCCCCTGCTTTATCCTGAAAGATCGGTCGGTGATGTAATAATAATTGCTGATTCCGCTGCGGTCCTCAGTTCCAAGAATCAAAGCGCCAATCATGAGGGTCAAAAAGCTCATCATATGTTTTTTGTTGAGATTTGCAAGATATTTCATTGTGGTTATCCTAGACTTTGGGATTTTGTACTCATCAACAATTGACTTTCCGTACATGTCCGCAAGGTATGCGTCTTTTTGGTATTTCATATCGAATTGAAAAGGCGAATACCCATAATAATTCTGATAGGGAATATCTTCCTGAGTTGATTCGATGCTGTTTCCGTAATAAATGCCATAACCACGTGCTTGCAGTTTTATTATCCATATGCCATCGGTTGCCCCGTTGGTAATTGAATAATATACAATGTCGCCATAATAAGTAGCGGTTACTGTCTGGTTAATTGTTTTGCTGACGCCCGTCCCGTCGGCTTTTGTATTTGCTGAGTAGTCTGTCCCTGAGCTTGGAACCTGCATATTTGTTCCTGATACCTGAGATAAACCACTTGGGTCAGTGTAGTGAGCCGAAAATGAAACGGTTTGACCTGCCGGAATAAATAACGGAGTACCAAGGCTGTAAAGCACCTTCAAACTTGTATCAGTTATGACAGGATAGGCGCGGATGATTGAGGCATTGAAGAAGTCACTTTCACCAAGCATGATGTTGTATTCTTCCGACTTTGCCGATACGTCCGCGTCCTCGTAAGCGCCTTCGTCAAGGATAATTTTCCCGCCATCTTCAGTAAGCAGAAAATTTCCATCTTCCATCAAGAGAAAGTGATCTTCGTCTGGCATGGTCCACACTTGGTCCAATGCCCGCCAACCCTGCCGGGTCAGCATGTTTTCAGCGACCAATGTACCGTCTGGATTGACATAAATATAACTAAGTTCTGAGTTTGCCAGCTTCGTAAATTCGGACATTGCCATTGTCTTGCGTTGAACATTATCGAATATGGCAGGAAACGTGAATTGTCCAGTCTCAAAATCTGTCGCTTCCGGTTGCAGGCTCAAACGCGCAAGGATAAGCGCCATTGTCTGGTCTATTCTCTGATTGAGTGCAATGGTAGATCCCTTCATTGGGTAATTTGCTGGTATTTGCATCCAGTCCACAGCCATGACCCGCGTCTGTTCGTTCCCCCAGTTTTTATCATCACTGTCAATGCTTGCGATGCGCCCTGTCCAAATAACATCATTGCGTCCATTGTACGGTCCGCGTATGCGTATCTTTGCGCCTTTGTTGAAGCCAGCAAGGGTATCTAGGCCGCGTATTTGATCGCCGCCCATCGGTGAAAATAACTTTTCCTTGTTGTTGAGTGTGATATTGAGAGTTCCTAAGATGCCGACGCGCTGATCTGGTTTCCATCCGCCAAGCCCATTATTTCCTGTAATATCTCCGACAACATAGGCGGAAATATCGACCCACGTAACCGTGTTGTAATATTCGACAATAATTGATTCGAGATACTCAGCCATTAGTCTTTTATCTTCGCAAATTCGACGGCAAGAATTGCCGCCAACTTATAGTAATCAAAACCCATGCTTGTGCTTGCCTGATTGTTATTTACCTGCGAACCACTCGGAAGATTGATCAATTCAGGACCGCGCTCCCCTACCCACGTCAAGCCACTGGCAGGACCACCAGAGGCACGTCCCGGTGATGTTTTCTTGGGAGGTGTGTATCCTGCCGATGGAACGTTGTACACTGTAGTATTCACGGATGAAATCGCCTTGCTTGCTTGATTTGCGAGGTCTATCAATGTTTGTAATGGAGAAAAAACCTTATAAACAGCATTGGCAAATATTGAAATAGCTTCAAAATTCTTGTTGATCCATTGGAGCAAGCCAGCCAAGCCGGGGATATATTGATTGCCTATGTTTTCCTTGAAGTTGTCCCAATTATTTTTTAGCAACATCATTTGACCGTTGTAGGTTCCGATCTGCGCTTGCGCCTGTCCGCCATAGCGAGAATTTAGCCCATCCATAAGGGTAGTGAGCGCCGCGGCTGATTGCCCTGCATCTGTTTGTGCTTTGAACTGGTCTTTCAGCGCCTGATTGAATCCCCATGTGCGCGGAATAACGCCGGTTTCAAGTGCCCGCCCGATTGCCTCGGCGTTGGCAGTCAAATCACCGCCCATTGCAGCACTCAAATCCATTGCCGCCTTTGTTATGCTCTCGATGCTTCCTGTGTCGATCGTTGGGAATTGAGAAAGAACTTGAAAGGCTGATTTTATTGATTCATCATCAAAAGCGGAAACCTTTGAAAGACTGACTGATAAAGCGTCGAATTGTTCAAAGCTCATTTGAGCCTCACGCCCGGTTGCGTGAAGAGCCGTTGCCAAACGCGCATTGACCACCTCAGACTTTCCAGCTTCTTCGATTGCATCACCCAAGAAATCTATGTAAAGCTTACCAAGTGCTGTTGGCCCGACAATATCAGCAAGTGATTTCCAGATGTCGTCTAATCCCTTGCTAAGTTCTTCCGGGTCAAATTTTATGGGAATTACAAGACCTTCGAGTATCATTTTTTCTTTTTCCTGGTTGCGGCTTTGATGAGCTTCATGTTTTCTTTGATCTGCGCGGGCGTCTGTTGCGGGGTTTGTTGCTCTCCCCACCAGTCAGGCAATAAATCGGCAATCTTTGGAATTTCTTTGAAGTGACCCACAACCGCAAGAGTCTGTATTATTTCAGCAGTTCTTCGGTCTGAGCGCTCTTCGGGGAAAGGTTCTGTTTCATAAATTGCCTGCCAGTGGATGTATTCACTCATGCTCATGCCGGCGAGCATTTCGGCGACAGAGCGCCAACCTAAGGCGCGGGCGAGTTGGTAGTCAAAGCGTCCGTTTTTTTTAGCTCATCCACCGCCTCAGAGACAGCTTTTTCGCCAAGTGCGTTGAATGTGAATATTGCCTTGACGATCTGCTCCAGCGTTGAGATTGCAATTCGACCAACCTCAACAGCGGTAAGCATCTTTTCGCCATTCTCGTCAATGACAGATTCGGCGATTACCTCAAAAATGTCAGCGCCCTGGAGATTGCGCCCGCGCAAAGACATCGCATATTCAGCACTCATGGCGCGGATGGTCAATTTCTCACCATCCACGTCGATTTGTTTGGTCTTTGGTTTGAGTAGGTCGTCTTTTGTGAGCATTACGAACTCAGTGAGAAACTATCGGTAGCGCGGAAGGTGATCTCAGCCTTCAGGGTGTCAGGCTTTTGGGCGTCTGCGGTAAGTGGCTTGATCGAAGTCACCAGGGCGCCGAATTGATCAGCGTTGAGGCTGTCATAAGACAACTGATAGCGCCCAACCGTGCCGGCCGCAAGATCGGTATAAAGTGCCGCGATGTTTGCTTTGACATAATTGATCGTCGCCTTGAACTCGCCAATCTCCAAGAGTTTCGAGGATACGAACTCACGATGACCACCAGAGCCGTGATTTGTGGATTCAACAGCCGGGTTCATCATTTCTGGCGGGTCAACGGATACAACCTGCCCAATGGTCGGGTAGCCGGTTGAGTCCTGTTTTCCAAGTGTTACGCCGTAGTTTGTTTGTGCCATAAGGTTACTCCCATACAAAAAATTCCAGCATTTTGTGCTGAATACCTGGTTCTGGATCGGGCAGGTCAGTACCTGGGTTTTCCAGAGTTATCAATTCAAATGGTGTGCGCGATAAATCTAAAGCTGTTATTACAGAATAAGACAATGTAACAGCGGCAGTATAAGTCTTTGCCCAGCAATCGACTTGCAAGCGGCGGCGAACTAAACTATTTCCGCCATGATGTCTCATTTGCACACCTGTAATGAGTTTATAAGACGTTGACGGTAATGTTGGATTGGGCGGCAAACCTCCTGGGTAAGTCGCACCCACTGAAGCAAGAGCGGTATGGATGTCGGATTCCATTGTCATGGCTGTAACGTTCCTCCGGGCGAGCGAGTAGTTTGGACGCCGCCAGCGGTGTATTTATTGCTAAATGTGTGAGCCTGAATATATTCCACAATAGCCTGCAATGCTTCGTCTTGATTCTCGTCAAGCGCCGGGCGTAAGAACGGCTGTGCCTCCATTTTCGATGTGCCAAACTCGACATATGATGCGTACTCTGCGTCAAAAACAATTAGAACATTATCCGACAAAAGCTCTAAGTGACCAGATTCACGTAAATACCCAGTATCAACAGGGCACAATGCTTGTGCGTGGTACAAAAAAACTTCTCCGCCAGGAATTAAATCCTCTACGGTAAAGCTTTCTCCAATAGCTTCAAGGCGAGACGTAATTCTAGATAAGCCGCCAGATATTGCAGACATTAGATTTTAATTTCTTTCAACGCGCAAATGGTCACGTTTCTGCCGGGTGTGACACCATCCACGATGTAAGTCACAGAGCGGGCGATGACCTTATCCTTGACCTTGATACTCTGTGCCGTCCTGAGTACTGCGTCCGCGTCAATCGTGACGATCTGCCCGCGCTCGTTTCTCATTTCGGGACCGGGGTAAAAGCCGCACTCACTGGCAAGCGTTGGTGAGCTGTCGTAGGCTTCAAGCACTTCCCCAGAGAGTGAGTCAATCAGGGTTGCAGAATGATAAATGTCGCAAAGGTCATTGAATGACGACGTTGCGGTACTAACCATTCGAGCCTGTTCGCCTGCGCTTATTTTTCTCATTCGGTCCAGTCTGGGTTATTATCGCCTACGTGTACCGTAGCCTGATACGCTGGCAGGTAGGCAATCGCCAGGCTTTCGGCATTGTCAAGGTTTTTGCGGACAGCATCAACAGCCTGGTTACGTTGATAACTCGCTCCATCCGCGCTGAATGCAATATCGAGGCTGATGTCGTTCAAAGCCTGACGCCATACCGCCACATCTGCCAGCGCGTGCAATTTTGTCAGGTCAGTTGCGAGTACCTCAGTTGCCACGCCATATAATTCAAGCGCCTTGTCAACGATGGTTACGATCTGCGTGCTATCGTTCCATCCTAGCTGTGTTTTGATCGTGGGGAAATTATCGGAGATGTAGGTTGCGAGTGTCATATAAACTCAATAGCTCTGCCGTTGTGGAGAAAAATAGAGGCAACGGCAGAGCCAACCAATAAGCTAACCTTTAGAAGTTTGATTAGCTTCGTATAAACCAGATGCAACCAATCCAAGCCCAAGCCCAAACACGACAAGGGAAAACCAGCCCGCAAAATCAGCGGGCGCGGCGATTGAGTATTGATACGCCCCACCAAGAAGCAAGCCGACTGCAAGGGATAAGCCTTTGACGGCATTTCCCTCCAAGCCAAAGCCCTTGATGAACTGGACAAGCCCAAGCACTACGAGCAAAAGCGGGATACCTGCTACAACAATTGTGTCAAACATGTTTTACCTCACCAATCCAGTCGGGTTTGTGTACGTGGTCTGCGCGTCACCTTTCAGGAAGGCGGCGGCATTGCGTCCCCAAGCACCGAACCCGATTTCTGCTTCCCAAGTCTGCGCGGTCAACGGATGCATCCCGGTTTGTGCAACAAGGCGTAAGCCATTCAAGCCGGTGAATTTGTCAATGCGGTGGACAATCGGCTTTTCGGGTGACTGAGTTGCCATTGCAACGTAGTAATTATCAGGAACCCATGACCGGGTATAGACTGGATAACCAGCCCAATAACCAACCAGTTTGTTTGCCGGGTCATCTTCGACTGTAGCAGTTTCAAGCGTGCCTGATGTACGTCCGGGGACTGCCACAACTGCGAGAGTCAGAGCGACAAACTTGGTGCTTGCCAAGTTGGTCAGGGTTGCAACATCCGCGACATTGATAAACAAACAGACGCCTTTGAGCATATGCTCTGTGACGTTTGCAATCAAGGTGTCGATGTCGGTATACGCCAGAGACGCGCCACTTGTGCCGCTGTAGTGCTGATGGGTTGTCAGGAACGACGTGCCATCGGGCGCGGAGGGAACAACCGACCCATCCGCATTCAGGAAGGCTTTGACTGAGAGGGTAGTTCCATCGCCCAACCAATCCACAAACTTATAATTGGACTTGCTGAACATCGAGAAAGCCAATTCCTTGCGGATTTGGTCCAGGTACGCAGTTTGCACGCCAAGAGCCTTGCCCGCAAGATCGGCGGGAGTGGCGCGTGCGATGAAATCAGCGGTAAAGCCGGTGCTGACACTGAACTTGCGGAGCGGGAAGTCGATCTCCACGCCGCTAATGTCTTTTTGCGTGCGAGCCACGCCAAGCTCGTCAACTTCCTGCATCTGCATGGTTTCCGATGTACCCCAAACGCGCCGCACATCAGTGGAGGTTTCAGCAACAAGCGCCATTTGATTTGTTACTTGGCTGTTTAGCCAATCCAAATGCGCCTGAATTGCGCGGGCGATTGCGTCCAAGCCGAATTCAGTGGCGGGAACAAATCGCTGTTTGAGCAAATCTTCGAGGGAGTAAGTGCCTACATATTTAGTCATGTCATCACCTACTTGGGAAGAGCAACGGAGTCAACGCCGCGACGAATGCCGGGACCAGCAATGACAATGATCTCGCGTCCATTGATCGCCATTGCAACAGGTACGCGCCCGGTCGTTTCAAGTTCGTTTGCCGCGCCAACATAAAACAGTGAGCCGGGGTCGTAATTGTCCGAGTCCTCAAGCCATTCCATGATTGCGCCATGACTCAGGATCGTGACCGGCGCGCCGATCTGGTCACTGTCAATGCCGCGTGCGGCAAAGCCATCGAACTTTACAGCGTCCGAAGTGTCAACGCCGACCATTACCGCGCCGGCGCTGTCAATATAAACGGGATCGAGCGCCGCGAACTTTTCACCCGCGAACAACTCGGTAATTTTCACGCAGGTTTGAGCGCTTAGAACGTCATACCCTGCTTTGGTTGATTTTACAACAGCAGCCATATTGCTCCTTTAGACAATCGTGCCAATACTCTGAGTCCTTCCGCGTTCCATATTCGGTTCTGGCAATGGCTTGATCGTCTGTTTTGTGATTGTATTTGCTGGGTCGCTCAGCCATTCAAGCTGTTCTGTGAACGTGAGCTTATCCAGCAAAGCGGTGATTCCCTCTGGCAGTCCTTCGCGCAATTTCTCAACCTTTTCCTTCGCAGCTTCCTCGGCTTTGTTTTGCTTCTCTTCAATCGAGGTCTTGAAGGTTTTATACTCATCTTCAAGCTGCTTGTACTTGGTTTCATAGGTCTTGCGCGTCTTTGCTTCGAGGGCGTTGACCTCTGCCTGTGTAAAGGTTCTCTCGGTTTTAGCCTGCTCGGTGGCAGTTTCCTTCTCAGGTTCGGCTTTTGTTTCTTGTTTTTCAGTTTCTTCGGTCATGGTATTTACTCCCTGTTAGGTCAGGTATCCGCTCCCCTAGATTTAGAACAGGTTTTCTATTCATATTTTGCATTGTAGCATAAAAAAATCCTCTCTGCAATAGGGAGGATTTTGAGCGATGCCCAACGGTTTGCGTTAGTGGCGCGGCTCTATCGCGTCCGCTGCACGCGGTGTTAGACCCCGCCGAAGTTCTTCAATATCATTTTGTATGCCACTGAATGTTTCGCCAACATCATTACACTCAACAGACACCACTTCATAAATTGCGTTGACAAGATTTTTATATTTATTCAATTCAACCTCTATTTCGGATTCTTCGCGCATAATAACTACGATTTTTGCAAATCCTTCTGTGGCAGTGTGGACGCAAAGAAGTTTTTGGAATTGCTCAATAATCCTTTTTGATTCAATTGCGATTTCTTCTGTACGCTTTATACTGCGGCGAAGAATGCTCACCTCATCACGGATAAAATCAATTGGATCAACTTCTGTTTCTTCGATTTCATCGCACCAGCCAAATTCACCCAGAACTTCATCGAAGAAAAATTGCAACTGTGATTTTGTTAGTTTCATTTTAGTTTCCTCTAATTTTGCAAGGTAGGGGTCTAACGGCAGGCGTTAGCGGATTGGGGCGGCTAGTACTTGATCTGCGGATACCTATGCCCGCCCCAATTCCGCTGCACGCGGTGTTAGACCGCTTCTGTGCCGTAAGCGGCTTTGAGTTTGCTCTCGGCGTCTTTGAGCAATGACATTGCTTCATCAACAGTTTTCGCGCCGGTGACAGTGGCTTCGTAATTGAAGCCGCGAGAGTTGCGCTCAACCTTGACATTTACGCGAGCGCCATCACTATCAGAATGGTGATAAATATGCTGGTCTTCCATTTTTCTCCTAAGCACCTTTGAACGAAGGTGCGGGCTGGATATTGAACGACAAAAGTGTGCGACAGTCCACGCATTCCCATAAAATTCTGCTGACACCCAACTCTGGCATATAGCAACCAAAGCGGGCAAACTTCAAATTTTCGTGTTTACATTTTATTGGCATATTAGCACCTAACGGTTTGCGTTAGCGGCGGCGAGACCCGCCAGAACGCTTGCCACTTTTAGAACGTTTATTTCGCCGCGCCTTCTCGTCGTCCGCTGCACGCGGTGTTGGGCGGACTTCAAGAAATGAGAGTTGACCATCAGGTGGGGGACGACGGCAAACAGAACAGAAGCCAGTTTGCATATCGCGCTTATTTTTAGAACTCAACTTTTTCAGGCAATGACCACAAAATTGATTCATGCTACTCCTTCGGCGGGATGTCCGCCCAACTATGTTTTATGCGGAATGTACATCAAAAATTTAATGTTTCGTATTGTTTCCGCTTGGGTTTTATTACAACATCAGGCAGTAAATTTTTGACCGCCTTCTCAATTGCAATTTTCACGGCATCGGTTTTTGACATTTTGAAAAGCGAGTTTTCGTTCAGTTTGTCAACCAGAGAATCAATATATATTTCATAATCTGACAAGTCAGGTCGAAACTTCTTATCCAAGCTCATAGGTCAATCCCAAAAATTGAATCGCATCTGATGGTTTCTCGCTTCCGTCGGCGTGCAATGCCTGATGTATTTTGGAGGCATTCTCCAATTCTCGGATTGTTCCGCGTAAAAAGCTGACAAATCCCTTGCGTCTGAAATGCTCATCAAAGTATAAATCAAAAGCGGGAGTCACTTCCGGTATTCCCTTGAAAGGGGTAATCGCATTCAACGCGCCCTCGCTTTTGATCGCTTCCGCCTCTGCCTTTTGCAACTGGTCCTTGAGGTGGTTTATTCTCAATTCCAAGCGCGTCTGATAAGCCTGTTCGTTTGTCTCATAAGCGTAATGCGTACCAGTCAGGATTTTTGACCCAGGCGCTTCGATCTTTACACCCAGCGCCCTACCGTAGCCTATCCAATATTCTGCGCAAGCCCGCTGATGTGCGTATTCGGTTTCGCTTTCCATTTCAAACCCATAAATACTGATGTCAGTGTATCCCATCCAAAACGCACAAATTAGCATGTGGGCAAAGGTTGAGGTGAAATAAGGCTTTCCGTCCATACAGTACTTCTCTGTCATTTGATTGACGGCGAGAGATAAACACCCTGGAACGTCCTTATTATCATCTTGCATGACAATTGTCTTTGCAGCGCGTCTTAGGGTAATAATCGCGCCTGTGTCATCTGTTTCTATATGCTCTTCGACATCTTCCGAGTAACGGTGTTCTGGTACTTCGTAATGCCCTTTGTCGCAATGTGGGCAATCCACCTCAGCGCCTTCCTTCATCGCCTTTCCGGTCCCAGAACAAAACAGGCAATCGCCTGACTGCGCTTTGATGTAGCGCGGGTGGTTTGGGTCCGCCATATTGTTGTTGCGTTCCCAATCCCAACGTGGATGAAGCTGGAAAAGAACATCATAACGTTTCATCCACTTATTGATATATGCCTCGTTGAGTGTCCAGATTTCTGCGTCACTATCCCACGAGATAAGATGACGTGTGCGGGGATTCATTCCGACTAAAATCAAAGGTTTCATAATTCTCCTAAGTCGCTCCGGGGTGAGGAGTTCACCCCGGAGCATTCGGCTAAAGGTGGACTAGTGGCGCATGCCTTTGCGCTCCCGAATACTCTTCCATTAGCCGATTTGGGCTAAGGCGTATTTTAGGACTTTCATACCACCGGCTTCGCGCACCGCCTGTTTTTATTGTGCTTCCGTTCCTGCTTGCGCCTGATATTCTGCGGCGCGGACATATTCTAAATATTCGCCAAACGCCATCGCTAAATCATCATCCGTTGTGTTTTGCTTGTTGATTTCAGGATGTGCGATACCGAGTTTGTCCATTTTCTCACATAAGGCAGTCCATTCGTTCCAATGCTCATCTTTGATTGGGTCTGGATTGCTTATCTCATACCCAAGTTGCGCCATGAGTTCAGAGCGTGACTTTTTCGGCGCTGGTTCTTCGGTTCCTTTGATGTTGATTCCGTCAAAAGCGTCGTTTCGCTCTTCCTGTTGCTCTTCCCCGAATTGCATAAGCAGGCGATTTACAACAGGGTTCATCGGCGCAGTCTTGCGTAACAGTCGCTTGAGGACTGTCTTTTTGAACATTTCGGCGCGGGAAAGTTTGTTCTTATTCCACGGGCTATCCTTGAATTTGTACGCCGGCGCATAGGTCTGTGCATATTCCTCGATCTCCGCAATGGTCATATACAGGAAATGCTTCTCGCCGCTGTTGGGATTCTTGACATCCCACCACGTTGCGAGATAGCCAGTGATTTGATGTCCGTTTGATCCCGAACTTTGTTCAGATGAGCGCCAGAAACCATGTCCTCCATTGATTCTGACTTCGCCAGTCATGAGGTTTGTTTCAATCTTTTCGTTATCGTAAATTTCAGTGACGTGGCAGCCTATACCGTTTTCGGAAGCCTTGTCGCGGAAACCTTTATAACCAGGCATGAACGTACATACATTGCCATAGGCTACCAAGTAAGCCTGACCATAAGCTGGGTCAACGCTCAAACCGAGGGTTGCGGAGCGAACTGCTGAAAGGTAAATGCTTTGTGGAGTGCAAGCCTGCAGTTTCGGGTCAGCCATGACAGCCGTCAGAACGCTTGCCACAAATCTTTTTGCTGGCCGCTCTCCAAGCATGTCTGAAAACTTCTTGATGATTTCCTCTTTGTACATATAGGAGGAAATTTTCTCGATGGGTTGCTGCTGAGTGGTGGTTGTGATCTCGTTGCTCATGGCTTACCCTCCCAATCCCATCGT